CTGAACTAGGTTAAATATAAATGCCCTAAAGTGTCACCACTTTAGGGCATTTTTTGTCCGGAGAATATAATGGGATTTAATTTAAAAGTATTTATGGAAGAATGTGGGTTATTAAATGATTAGAGATACAGTAATTGTTACATCTAGAGAATCTATGCAGGCCAATATAGAACAGTTAGCTAAACTCTTTAGTGATGAAGCTAAGAAGGGTATCAATACTTACATTAAAAGTATTGAGAATACTAAACACTTAGATAAAAGTGGAAGTACTATTATAAGAGTTACTGTGGAGTTTTCCGATGAAATGCCTCCTATCAGCTGATTGGCATATAAAGTTAAATACAAAGAATATTCCTAATGACTGGGCTAAGAATAGATTCCTATCCCTATTTAAAAAATTACATGAATTAGAAGAATCAGTAGATATACATATTATAGCTGGTGATTGGTTCGATAAACTACCTTCTTTAGAAGAATTAGAATTGTTCTATGAGTATATCTCAGATTGTAGAATTCCTACATATATTATACCTGGAAATCATGAGGCCTTAAAAAAGGATACTACGTTTTTAACATATTTAAAATCTATAGTTAGTAGATTAAATAAAATGGTTACTATAGTGGACTACTATACTACTATAGTAGATGCTACCACTAGTAAAAATGTAATAGATATTATTCCATATAATAAATTAAAAGATTACGAAAAGAATTATAAAACAGCAATATGGACTTCGCCCATCTTAGTAACTCACGTTAGAGGAGAAATACCTCCACATGTTAAAGCAGAAGTTGATCTTAGTATTTTCGATAATTGGAAAATTGTTCTTGCCGGTGACTTACATTCTTATGATAATTGTCAACGGAATATTCTTTATCCAGGCTCTCCAATCACCACAACTTTTCACCGCGGAAATGTTAGTTGTGGCGTTATTATTTTGGATACTGACAGTCTTGAACATAGATTTATTGATCTCGCATTACCACAATTAATTCGTAAAACAATTAAAGCTGGCGATCCAATGCCAAATACAGAACCCAATCACACTATTTATGAAGTAGAGGGTGATATGGAAGAATTGGCTAAATTAGAAGATCATAGTTTAATGGATAAGAAAGTAACAAAACGTAGTGTTGATACTACTTTAATACTTTCCCCAGAAATGAGTATTGAAGAAGAAATAACAGATTATTTAAGTTTTATTTTAGAATTACCACAAGAAAAAATAGAAAAGGTGCTTAAACTTTACCATGATTACTCTAAAGACCTTAAAATGGGATAATCTATTTAGTTACGGTAAAGGTAACGTAATAGAATTTGATAAATACCCTATTATTCAATTAATAGGAAAAAATGGACACGGTAAAAGTAGTATTGCTCTGGTATTAGAAGAATGCTTATTTAATAAAAATTCTAAAGGCATTAAAAAGGCAGATATACTTAATAGATATGTAAAAGATAAATCGTATTCTATAGAATTATCATTTGATAAAGATGGTGACGAGTACGTAATTAAAACTACTAGAGGGTCTACTCAAACAGTAAGTTTATATAAGAATGGAGAGAATATTTCCTCCCATACAGCTACTAGTACCTTTAAACAAATCGAAGATATATTTGGTATAGATCAGAAAGCCTTTTCACAGCTAGTATATCAAAGTAGTAGCGCAAGTTTAGAGTTTCTAACTGCTACTGATACTAACAGAAAGAAATTCCTTATTGATCTTTTGAATCTTACTAGATATGTAGAAGCCTTTGAAGTATTTAAAACTCTGGCTAAAGAAATAGGGGACGAAGTAGTATCTATTGAATCCTCTATTAAAACAACTAAAAGTTGGCTAGATAAAAATATTGGTATTGATTTAACCGAATTACCTATAGTAGTAGTACCAGAATTAGACCCTACACTTGAGCAAAGTTATCATACTGCATCAGCTAAATTAAAAGGCATAGAAGATACAAATAAACAGATTACTAAAAATAATCAGTATAGAGAGCACTTAGATAATATAGATATATCTTTAATTCTTGATCCAATGCCAGAAGTTCAAGATAGTTCACCTCTAGTATCTAAACGTGGGGAACATACTAAAGTAATTAAGGATGCTGATACGTTTATTGCTAAAGTAGCTAAACTTGCTGGAACTTGCCCAACCTGTCTGCAGGTAGTAGATAGAACTAAATTAGAAGAACTTATAGCAGAGCAAGAAACTCTGAAAAAAGATGCTAGTAGTGCTATTAAACTTATTGATGAGAAAATTGCGGAAATATCTGTAATAAAGAAAAAAGTTGATACTGCAAAATCTATAAAATCAGAATATGAACAATATCATAGTCTTATAGATACTAGTTTGGAATCCGATCTTCTTGATGCGGAGATTCTGGAAACACAGATCAAAGAACTATCCGAAAAAATCGCCAGTATACAAGTACAAATCAAAAGTGCTAATGATAAGAATACAAAAATTGCTGCTCATAATTCCAAAGTTTCGGTAATTAAAGAACAAATGGACTCAATGAATAGTGATTTAAATAAATATTCATTACAATTAGGCGAAGTAGTAGAAAAGTTAGGATATATACAGATTCTTCAAAAAACATTTAGTACTAGTGGCTTAATCGCATATAAAATCGAATGTCTTATTAAAGACTTAGAGGATTTAGCTAATGAGTATCTAACTGAACTAAGTGACGGCAGATTCCAACTAACTTTTAAAGTTACTGCTAGTGATAAACTTAATGTAGTTATTAC